AAAAAGGGCGATTCCGCCTTCGCAACAATATAAATTATACTATGCTCCTAGATTTAATGAGTGGGTTAATTCTATTCTGCCAGGCAAGTTACCAACGCTTGAGCATGATAGCCCAAGACTCGTTATGCCATTCATAGACAAGAGTGGTAATATGTTTGGATTCAACGCAAGAGCATTTAGAGATAATGAGTTACGCTATATAACTATCATGCTAGACGATAATATGCCTAAGATATTTGGTCTAGACAAAGTTAACTTCAGTAAGAAGTATTATGTTATTGAAGGGCCCATAGACAGTTTGTTTATGGACAACGCTGTCGCAATGGCAGGTGCAGATGGAAATGCAAACGGACTAGAGCAGACAGAAAATGCTGTGTTCGTATTTGACAATGAACCAAGAAACAAAGAGATTGTTTCGAGAATGGAAAGATGTATTGACAAGGGATACAGTATTTGTATCTGGCCTGAAAAGATACTTGACAAAGACATCAACGATGTGATATTATCTGGGCTATCAGAAGCAGATTTAAAGTTAATGATAGACGATAACACTTATAGAGGCTTAGAGGGCAAATTGCAACTAAGCTATTGGAAAAAATGTTAACCCATAGGAAATTTAATGAAAGCGAAACTCATAGGCTTCACACAGCCCGCAAGCGGCTCGGTGGAAGGATTGCAAGATGTACAAGATTTAGTTGCGTACTGCGCTAAAGTATCAAACCCGAAAGGGCAAATGAATCTAGAAACAAGTGAGCGACTTCTCGCTTATCTTATCAAACACAAGCACTGGTCACCTTTTGAAATGGCTTCTGCGACAATCGAAGTAGAGACAACTCGTGATATTGCGAGACAGTTTCTTCGTCATCGTTCGTTTGCGTTTCAAGAGTTTAGTCAGAGATATGCTGACCCAGGTTCATTAGACGATACGTTCGTAGTTCGTGATGCACGACTACAAGACGAGAAGAATCGTCAGAATAGTGTTGAATGTGACAATGACTATATAAAAGAGCGATGGGAAGAAGAACAACTCAATGTGATTCTAAAAGCCAAAGAAGCGTATGACTGGGCTATTGATAATGGTATCGCAAAAGAACAAGCAAGAGCAGTTCTACCAGAAGGTAACACCAAATCAAAATTGTATGCCAACGGAACAATTCGATCATGGATTCATTATGTCGAGTTAAGATCAGCCAACGGCACACAAAAAGAACATATGGAATTAGCTAGAGAGATTGGTTGTGCGATACACGCAATCTTTCCAATGATTGAAGATTTCATCAACGAATAATAACAAGTCAGGAATGGATATAGAAATGACGATAAAAATTGATAAAGACAAAGACTCCCTACTCGCATCATACGCATTGGGAATGTTAAAAGACTTTTACTTGACAGAGTATGAGACATCACCACAAGAAGCATATCGTAGAGCCGCAACAGCTTGGTCACAATACGATGGAGAACTTGACGAAGATTTAGCACAAAGATTATACAACTATGTTTCAAATAAGTGGTTCATGTTTGCTTCACCAGTTTTATCAAACGCACCAAATGGATCGAAGCAAGGCAAGGGTATGCCTATCTCTTGCTTTCTGACTTATGTTCCAGATACACTAGAAGGTCTGATTAGTCATACATCTGAGTTAAGATGGTTATCTGTTTATGGTGGTGGAGTTGGTGGACACTGGAGTGATGTACGAACTGTATCTGATGTAGCACCAGGTCCTATGCCATTCATTCACACAGTTGATGCTGATATGATTGCATATCGACAAGGGAAGACACGCAAGGGTTCGTATGCCGCTTACATGGATATCTCTCACCCAGATATCATTGAGTTCTTGAATATGCGTATTCCAACAGGTGATGTACAACGAAAAGCATTGAACCTACACAATGCGATTAACATCACAGACGAGTTTATGGAAGCGGTTAAACAAGGAAGTTCTTTTGATCTTCGTGATCCAAAAGACCAAAGTGTTAAAGACAGCACTGATGCTCGTAAACTATGGGAGCGTATTCTTGAGACACGATTCAGAACTGGTGAGCCATATTTAAACTTTATCGATACAGCAAATAGAGACTTGCCACAACCACTCAAAGACAAGGGTCTAAAGATCAATGGATCGAATCTATGTAACGAGATTCATCTTCCAACTGATGCTGATCGTACTGCTGTTTGTTGTCTATCATCATTGAATCTTGAATACTACGATGAGTGGAAAGATACGCCTATTGTTCGTGATCTTGTAAGAATGCTTGACAATGTACTTGAATATTTCATTCACAATGCACCAGACACAATCGAGAGAGCGAAGTTTAGTGCCGCAAGAGAAAGAAGTATTGGTTTGGGTGCTATGGGTTTCCACAGCTTACTACAGAAGCATGGAGTAGCATGGGAATCAGAGTTAGCAAAAGAGATCAATGATGTTGTGTTTAGTCATATTAAGAGTGAAGCAGTTGCTGAGACTGAGTTGCTTGCTGAAGAAAGAGGTGCTTATCCAGATGGACCTGACTCTGGTAGACGAAACTCTCATCTAATGGCAATCGCACCAAATGCGAGTTCTGGTGTGATTTTAGCAACATCTCCATCTATTGAGCCACTCAAAGCAAATGCGTACACACATAGAACAAGAGCAGGCTCTTTCTTAGTTAAGAACAAGTATTTGAAAGAAGTTTTGAGACAGAAAGATCAAGACAACGATACAATCTGGACTTCGATCATTACCAAGAAGGGTTCAGTACAGCATCTGCCATTCTTGAATGAAGGCGAGAAAGCAATCTTCAAGACTGCTGATGAGTTAGATCAAAACTGGGTTGTACAACACGCCGCAGATCGTCAGAAGTATATCTGTCAAGGTCAGAGCGTAAACATCTTCTTCCCTGCAGGTGCTGATAAAGCATATGTGAATCAAGTGCATCTAAGAGCATGGAAAGAAGGTCTAAAAGGATTATATTATTTGCGTACAGAAGCCAAGCAACGTGCTGAAAACGTAAGTGAGAAAGTAGAACGAGTAGCACTTCAAGGTGATACACGCAATATCGTATATTCTAAAAAGCATTGCCCATTCTGTTCGTTAGCGAAAGAAGAATTACGATTGCGAGGTATTCCATTTGATGATATCGATTTAGCCTCTGTTGGAAAGACTGCCGCAGAAGTAACTGGTCGTAAAGATGTGAAGACAGTGCCACAGGTATACATTGCAGGTGAATATGTTGGTGGTTACAATGAGTTACTAGAATTTTTAAATAAACCAATAGAAGACTCAGGCGATGACGAAGAATGTCGTGCCTGTGAAGGATAGGAGATAGAAGTTGAGCGAGAAAACAGGACTATTAGATTACAGCAAAGCATACAAGCCATTTATGTACCCTTGGGCTGTAGAGTTAGTAAAGAAGCATGAAGAGATTCACTGGGTAGAAGATGAAGCAGAGTTGTCTGAAGATGTACAAGATTGGAAGACAAAGTTGACTGAAAACGAGAAAGATTTCGTAACACAAATTTTAAGATTGTTTACTCAATCGGATGTACAGGTAGGTGAGAACTATCACGAACTGTTGATTCCAAAGTTTAAGAACAACGAAGTAAGAAATATGTTAGCATCATTTGCTAATCGTGAAGGCGTACACCAAAGAGCCTATGCGTTATTGAATGATACATTGGGTTTGCCTGATGAAGACTTTCACGCATTTCTTGAGTACAAAGAGATGGCGCAGAAACTAGACTTCATGAAAGAGGGTAACATCAATACACAGACAGGTTTAGCATTAGCACTTGCTCAATCTGTATTCAACGAAGGTATGTCACTATTCGCATCATTCGTAATGCTGTTGAACTTTCAACGCTACGGAAAGATGAAGGGTATGGGTACAATCGTTGAGTGGTCGATTCGAGATGAGACTATGCACGTTCAAGGTAACGCAAAACTCTTTAGAGAGTTCTGTGAAGAGCATCCTCGTATCATAAACGATGAGTTGAAGTCTAAGATTTATGAGATGGCAAAGAATGCTGTTAAGTTAGAAGACAAGTTCATCAAGTTAGCATTCAATGGACATGAGCAAGAAGGCATCACAGAGAAAGAAGTGAAGCAATACATTCGTCACATCGCTGATCGAAGACTTCTACAACTTGGTATGAAACCAAAGTTCAATGCAAAAGAGAACCCAATGCCTTGGTTAGACTGGGTGCTGAATGGAGCATCACACGATAACTTCTTTGAGAAGCGAGTGACTGAGTATTCAGTAAATGGTATGGAAGGCGAATGGGGTTGGGGTGAAAACACTCCAGAAGGCGAAGTATGTGGCTTTGATGGTCAAGGGTGTGCCGCTTAATGGATAAATGGCAGAGTGCATATATGGATACAGCAGAGAGGTTCGCCTCTCTGTCAACTGCTACACGACTTAAAGTTGGTTGTATCGCAGTTAAAGATAATCGTATATTGAGTATTGGTTATAATGGAATGCCATCTGGTTGGAGCAATATGTGCGAAAGACCAAGTGGAAGCACAGGGTATCTTCGAACCAAAGACGAAGTAATACACGCAGAGATGAACTGTCTAGCAAAACTAGCGGCATCGAACGAAAGTGGCAAAGGAGCAGAACTATATATAACTCATGCGCCATGTATGGAATGTTCTAAGATGATCTACGCAAGTGGAATCAGTAAAGTCTACTATAGAACAGAGTTTCGAGATGTCAGTGGTGTAATATTTTTAAGACAGTGCGGTTTGGAGATAGAACAAATATGAAAAAAGTAGAAGCATTTTGCGATGACTGCATCACTGAGTTTAGTGTAGAGTTGATTGACGGAGAAGTAGAAGTAAAGTATTGTCCAGTGTGTGGAAGCCCGTTAGAAGACGAAGTAGAGACGATTGAGATAGACGAAGACTTTATGGAACAGGACTGGGAAGACTAGATGTGGCTATACGAGGGTAAAGAGTTTACGAGCGAGATGATAGGAGACTACATCGGATTCGTATACATCATTACTATCAAAAGCACAGGCAAGAAGTATCTCGGTAAGAAACTATTCACATCAACACGCAGACTAGCACCGCTCAAAGGAAAGACTAGAAAGCGTAAAGTGACTAAAGAGTCAGATTGGATGTCTTACTATGGCTCTTCAGAAGAAGTTAAGATGATTGTCGAAGAGATGGGAGCAGATAACTTTGATCGAGAGATCATTCACCTATGCGACAAGAAAGGTGAGATGTCATATCTAGAAGCAAAAGAACAGTTTGATAGAGGTGTTCTGTTATCAGACGAATGGTATAATGGTATCGTCAACTGTAAGATTCATAAGAGTCATGTAAAGGGTCTGAGAGAGAAGTTCGGACCTGATGAAGAACTTCGATTTCGTCAGCCTTGGCATAATCGACCATAAATGCTCAAGAACTGAGCGAAGTAGTAAGGGTGATCAGCATATCAAGTGATATGAGATTGCATAAAGCGGTGGTATCCGTAGCCGGAAATACTAATATATGGAGAAAGCTATGAAATCATTAATCGCATTTACGATTGTTGTTCTAGCAGGATGTTCTACTATCGATTCAGTCTATACTGGCGCACAGGGTATTGTTGGTGGTGTTAAAGCCGATGTTGTTGGCGTTACTACAGGTACACTTGAAGCCGTAAGTGGTGCTATCAAAGATACAGCAGAAAGAACAGAACCAGTAAGTAAGTAAATGAAAAAGCCCCTTAATCGGGGCTTTTTTTATTGCTCTTGATTCCACTCTATGTGTCGAATGTACTCAGCCATTCCATGATCACAGAAGCTATCTAGATAGCCTTCACACCAACCTTCCCAAAGACCTCTTACTTTGTCTTTGACTCTCTGCCAACCTGTTGGATTACGAAGTTGACCATAAGCATTGATGTAATGCTCTGTACCATGATGCTTGAATCCCATAAATCTAGGTGGTACTGATGTAACGATATCATTGTTATTCTTCCAACGATGATGTACAACACCTAATGAATTACAGTATCCTTTCCAACCAACTCTTGGCGAACCAAAAGTGTACAGTTCAACGGGGTCACCTAACGAGTCTTTATATAAGCAACGAGAAGCCATAATTGTTGCCATTGCGGCACCAAGTGAATGACCACAGAACCAGAGGTCTTTCTTTAGATTAACAGTTCTGTCGATGTCTTCACTGATCATAGGCCATAGATCATCTACTTCTTTCTTGAATCCTTTATGAACTCTAGAGATAGTCTCAGACACAACAGGCCATGCTCTCATATCAGCACCTAAATCCTGATACTCAGTGGGTTGTGTACCTCGACAAGCAATCACGAGATCAGTTTTGTTCTGAAATCTGTATGCTTGCGCTCCATCGTTATCATAGAACTCAATTGTAGTGAATCCTAGCTTTCTGGCTTGTTTCTTTACTTCTTTTGGCTCATTGTATGCTATGCTTGCTAACTTAGCAAATAGCAATGATCTTTGCATAAAGTTTAAATCTTTGATACTACTCATAGATCACCTCCTTCAT